CTGCCCTCGCCATCAGCATCGCCCTCAGAGGCGCTTTCGCCCTCGCCTTGACCCTGACCCTTACCCTCGCCGTTTTCCCCCTCTTCCTGCCCGTCCTGATCGGTCTCAGACCCATCGCCTTGATCATCATCATCCAAGCTTTTGAGTTGATCCATGATCCACTTGGCAACTTGCAGGGTATGGGTGCTGGACACGCAATCATCAATCATCAGTGATGCTTTGTAAAAGATGGACTGCAAGCCTGTTGCAAGCGGCACACGCTTGGCATAACGGCGACCATAGGCGGCAAAGACAAAAGGATATTGCAGGGGATCAGCCCAATCAACCTTGGCTTCAAAAGCCTTATCGATCATGCCGTTGATGAGGTTGGCAAGCAGGGATTCAATGTTGCCTGTCAACTTGACCTTAACAGCCATGCGTTCAATCCATACATCCTCGACCGCATTGTGCAGACGGGCAAGGTAGGGGGTATCGCCACGCACACTGAAGTCAGTGTATTTGCGGTGCAACAACTCATGCACCACGTACCCGCAGTAATCCTCAAATACAGCGCGGCTCACCACTGCATCATCGGCAATGTCGGCAAGCCATATCGCACCCTTTGCGTTGATACAGGCGGTTTGAATACCGCTGTTCCAACCGATCTTTACTTGACGCAAATTAAGGTAGGCGCAGACCTTGTACCCAAGGGTTTGCACAGCCTTGCGCACCTCATAACCTTTGTAAAAAGATTTCATGTTTAAACACCTCCCAATTGTTTGTTGATGTAGTCAGGGTCAATGCAAGCGGCAAAGACACTCGCCAATGCGGCATGGGACTCTGACGGTTGGCGGTTGACCACTGCGCTCGCCCATGCAGTATCAACATTCAGCACTTTCAATGCCCGAATAAAACCGATCACTGAGCGGATGGACGGGGCATCCACGATATCGCCCGTGCTGACCTTGGATCGGGCAACATGAACGGCTTTCAGCACGTGCCTTGCAAGATCCTCAGTGCAACCCGTGTGGCGCACCACAGCCTCGACCTCTTGCGCCAAGGGCAAATACTCAAAGTGAACGATACGGGCAAAGCGATCAACCAATGCGCTGTTCATGGTGCGTGTACCAGCGTAACGTCCTGAGTCATCGCCGTTGCCCAAGGTGTTGTCAGCGGCAAACACCAGCACCCCGTTGGCTTTACGGCGCACAGCACCACCATAGGACACGGCACTGTTAGGCTCAAGAAAACCATTGAGCGGGGCTAACTCTCCAGCATCAGCGTTGGTGACCTCGTCCAACAGAATCACGGTGCTGGGTGAGGTGTAAGCCATCAGAAAATCCTTGGGCTGAAACACCGTCTCGCCGTTAACCAAGCCCACTGCGCCCAAGTAATCCTCTGCTGTGGTGTATTTGTGAAAGTTGATCCGCACGTAATTGCGACCCGTGCGAGCGGCAAACTGACGGGCTGTTTCACTCTTACCCGTACCCTTTTCACCGCCAAACCACAAGTGTTCGCCCGTTGATTGAGACAACAGCAATTGACGCAAGATCGGAACAGTCCAAATAAAGTTGGGGTCAATCGCAGGGGTATTTGGGTGATTCCACACGTCCACAGTCAGCACATTGCCATGCACGTCACGTGCGTCAACACCGAATACTTCACGCACCGATTTGGTTTCAGTCACGTAAACCCCAGCATCCTCAGCAAGTACAGTCATCATTTCGGGTTGCACAGCCTGTTTAAACGGTGCAAACGTGTCTGCGACCGCCTTGGCGACTTGGGCTTGCAGGATGACGGGATCAACCTCGCCCTTTACCTCGCCAAGCTTTTGGCTTATGGATCGCTCAAGCTTGACCAGCTTGTCGCAATTTTCTATTGCCATGTCGGCAACAGTGCTGACCCGTGTGGCAAGATCAGTCAGCCCCGTATTGTTTGTTTTTGACAAGGCATTGGCATCCAAGGCGGTATCCATCGCCCGATTGGCAGTGGCTTGCAGTGCTTGGATTGATGCGGTTGAATTACCCGAAACGCTTGTTTGTGATTGTCCTGCGCTTTGTATGTTGATGCCTTTCATAGGCGTGGCGTTTCGGATGGTATCCATTGTCACGCCATCGACCGCAACCGACATTGACAGTCGGGTAATGGCTTGCTTCATGTCGGGCGGGTCTTGGTTGTACAACTGTCTGTACGCACCAGTGATGGTTGCGCTACCAAGGCGGGAGATTTCAACTTGCACGGCTTTGAGGTCTAGAGTTGGCATGGTGTTCTTTCGGAATGTTTAAACGGTAAATGTTTCGCCATCTGTAGGGCAGATTGGCAGACCCTGCGCTAACCATTTGCCTGTCAGGCGTACGGTGTATCCGCAGGCAGGGCATGAAGCTTTGATCATGCGTGTCCCTTGGACTTTGCGGTCAGAGTAGGACAGTTCGCCGTGTGGGTATGCACCCAACCCTGCGATCAGTCCAGCGTAGGCAGTGGCGAATTCTTTTGTGCCACGGGTTGACTTCCATGCATTCTTTGCGGCAGGGTCACCAGTGGGTTCAAGCAACATGGCGGCGGCGGCTTTTTGGAAGTTCACGCCGTGATTCATCGCCCCGCTGGTGCTATGGCATAACTCATGCACCAGCACTGCGAACACGTCAATGGGGTCAGCGATGGTTGGGCTGATCAGGATCTCAATGGTCTTGTCTGCGCTGTTATCCGATGCCCAGCATTCGCCAATTGCCTTACTGCGCTTGGCATTCAAGGGGAAACCACAAGCCACACGTATGCGCTTGGGCAAAGGGCGACCAGTCAGGTCAAAGCTTGTGCGCAGTTCGCTGACCCCAGCTTGTAGCCACTCTTCACGGGTTTGAAAATTAGTCATGATTTTCTTTCGGTTTGTTGGTGCTAGTGAAAGTATAACGCATTTCACTAGCAGTTGGTTTACACGGGCTGAAATTTATTTTCGATCAAGCCTTGTTCAATCAAGGCGGCGGCGGTGCGTCCAAAGAATCCTTGTAAGCGCCATGCAAGCCCTGTATCAACAAGATACTGCCAAGCGGCAAAGTATTGATCCTCTGATTCGGCATCGATAAAGCCCTCTGCGATGCCTACGGCGGTGTATTGATTCATGGTTCAAGCCCTCTCGTTTAAAGCTTCGGTCATCACGTGACCAAAAAAGAATCCGCCAACTGCAAGCATTGCAGTCCACAGATATCCGCCGTCAATGTTGGACGCACCAGCAAAAATAAATGCGGCGCTTGCGAGTGTCATAAGAATGTAGTACATGGTTTTTCCTTTCAAAGTGTGATTAATTGGGTGGCTGATTTCACCGCATGATTCCAATCGCCGATGGTCACTGCGCTGGGCAACCAATCAGGGCGTTTGCGCTGATGGATTTGCTCTGCCCCAAAAGGCAAAGCCGTGCCATTCAAAAAGACTCTTGTGCGCACGTCATGACCCCATCCCATCGGAGTGCCGTAGTCAAACAATTCAACTCGCAGGGCATTGCGTTTAAACACAAGGCTAATTTTTCCAATGGCAGGGGCGGTGCGGATCACGTTGTCCGCCTTAGTCATATTGATAAAAAATTGCATGATGTTCCTTTCAGAGTGAGTCAATGAGAGCGTGGGCAGAGCGGATGGCACGGCGTTGGCGCAGGGTCTTGGACTGCAACACCATGCGGCGGTCACGCACTGCATCCAGTTCGGCGTAAAGCTTTGCCACGTAAGGGTGACCAAGGTCACGCTCATGCAGGGCAAGGGTTGCATGAATATCGGCGATGGCAAACTCGCATTGGGCGAGGGTGTAGCGGCTGACTTTGTCAGTGGCGATGCGGTTCAAGTCGGTGTAGTTCATAAGTTTTCTTTCAGGGTTATGGTTTGTTTAAACAGTACAGCAACCACAGCAGGGGGCATCGATACAGCGTCCTGCCTTGTTGCGGTACAACTCTTGTCCGCCCACGTTGAACACGTGCGACACGTAGTTACGGCGGTTGGTGTAGTCGTTGAACGACACTTGGCAGTCGTCATGTTCGGACAGCCATGCCTTGCGGGTGACGGTGTCGTAGGTGATCCAGTCACCCTTGCGGATCGCCACGCCTGATACAGCACAGCGCCCATTGAATTTGGCAGTCATTTGTTTTTGCATGGTTAACCTCTAATTTGGTAAACGTCAGACCCGCTGGAAGTGACGATCTCGCCAATTTCCACCATCCACTCAAACGTGGAACGCACAAACGCGTTGTCGATCTCCGCAAGGGAGTTGTATTCACGCACATACCCATCGGTGCGTGAGGCTGAGGTATTCGCATTACTGCGAACCCACTCGCCTGTATAGTGATGCACAAATTTCATGTTAGTACTTTCGGTTATTTGCTTAAGACCCCATCGCTGGGGTTTCGTCCAATCAGGACTCATCAGTTAAGCTTTATGCGTGGGCGGCAATGGCATCACTCACAGTCATGTTGACGCTGTACAGGCTGATTGCGTCATCCCATTTTTCGAGGGGCAAGTCGGTCAATTCCTCGCACAATACATCCAACCTAAACAGCAGACCACGGGACAGCAGGTATTGCACTTGCTGGTACACAAACATGGCTCGCAGGGTTTGCTTCCATTGGTAAGAGCTTGGTGTTTCTGCAAAGGCAGACTGCGCCGATATCAGTTGAACAGTGGCATATCTGCCCAATTTCCAAGCGGTCATTTTGTTTGCGGTAGTAGTTGACATGGTGATACCTTTCGGGTTGGTTGGTTTAAACAGAGGCAAGGAAACGGGTCACAGACTGGTCAACCCAGTACTCAGAGGCAAGGGTCTCAAGCACTTGGGCTTTGTTGAAACCTTGGGCAAGCAAGGCTTCGATAACTTGTTTGAGGGTCTTGGTCATGATGCTAGTCCTAGTGATGTTGTTGGTAACAGGACTATAACGGCACGAGAGGATAATGCGTTTACACGATCACAAAAAAAGTTAAAAATAGTTGAAGTGAAGACTCACTAACTTGGGTGCTTGAATTTACAAGACATTCTTATATGTTGGTGCTGGTTCTAAGAGTTTGTATACTGAAGTTTTAGTTTTATGGGGTAAATAACGAAAGTATTCTAAAACGCTTAAAACGACCAGCAAGGCGGGGAAAAACAAAAGGTAAGGGGTAGGTGAGGGTAAAAAAGAAAATCGCTTGTAGGGGTGTTTAAATGCGTCCTAGACCCATGTGGATAAGGTCAATACCAGTGTGGATAAGTTGTTATGCACAGCGGTCTGCGGGTTGTCCACAGAAACGGTGAGTTATCCACATTAACAACTTGTGGATAAGATAACAAGCTGTGGACAATGCGAACAATACTGTTTAAACTATCAGGGTGTAGATTTGTACAGCTACAAGCAAACAGCAAAGGGTGATCACTATGCAAAAGATATCAAAAGAAGAGTACCTGCAGGCGTTGGAGCTTGCTGGTCAGAATGATGATGATGATCAAATTGATAATGATGATGGGCTGGGCGAACTTAGCGAAGCGGAACGGTTGGCGGCTCATGCAGATGCACCTCTACTAAGGGCAGATGGGAAACCTCACAGTACAGAGACGTACACAAGGGCAAGACCATTATCACCATCGCAGTTAGCATTCGCACAAGGACTTATCAGAGGGAACACATACAAACAAGCTTATAGGGATGCCTACCCAAACGCACAAGGCACTGACGCAAGCATCACGACAAGTGCCTACAGGCTCAGCAGAGATCCACGCATTGCAGAGATGGTGAGAGATGCATTGGAGGAAACAGCAGAACACCTCGCAGAGGATAGAGCGGCGACTCAAAGGTATGTGCTGAGGCAGTTGGTTGCACATAGTAAGACTGCCAAGCAAGAGGGAACGAAACTCAAAGCACTTGAACTACTTGGTAAGAGCACAGGGTTGTTCATCGACAAAGCAGAGACTGAGGCAAAGCCTGTGAGTGCAGAGCAGTTGAAGCGTGAGCTTGGTGTTCACTTGCGTCTGCTCAAGACTGACAAGCGCAGTGCATAGATCGGTCATCAGCGTGTGGTGCGTTTACACGGCGTGTGGCGTTTAAACGATTTGTGCTGGCGTGACCCCTGCCGTACCCCATACCCCCAAAGCCACGTTGAGGCTCCCCACCTGCACTTACACTCTATTCCACTCCCACAATTTCCTTCCCCCAACCTATGCAAACGTTCGCATAGAAACACCCCCCCCCATACCTTTTCTTTTTTACACACCCCCGGGGGTATATATTTTTGAAAAAAATATCCCATGTCAGCGCGGCACATATTTTTTGTTTAAACCTATTGCGAACGTTCGTGAGAACGTTTAAACTCTTGTTATGACACCACGCAGACAACTTGTATTGGACTTTGTAAAGGCTTACATTCGTATCCACGGTATAGCGCCGTCTTATGAAGTTATTGCCAAAGGTCTTGGTATGAAGTCAAAGGCAAATATCCATAGGATCATCCATAGATTACAGTCTGACGGATTTCTTACAACAAAGCCACACAAGTTCCATTCCATCAAAATTGTGGATCGCAGTGTTAGAGAGATGGCTTCCCTGTGACGTTACTGACCAAAACAGAAATTGGTGAGTATTTGTCCATTGTGGACACATTGCCTGAAGCTGAGAGAAACAAGGTTTATAGGTTATTGGAGTTGGACAGGATTGAGCGCTGTCGGGAAAACTACCTGTATTTCGTCACGCAGATGTGGCCCGGGTTTATTTCAGGCAAACATCATCAGATCATGTCAGATGCTTTTGAGCGTGTAGCGTCTGGTCAGCTTAAGCGTTTAATCATTAATATGCCTCCTCGGCATACAAAGTCCGAGTTTGCGTCATATCTGTTGCCATCGTGGTTTCTTGGTAAATATCCTGCAAAGAAGATTATTCAGACAGCCCACACCGCAGAGTTGGCTGTTGGTTTTGGTCGTAAGGTCAGGAATCTTGTGTCTTCAGAAGCGTATTCAAAGATCTTTGATACCAAGTTGTCGTCAGATTCAAAAGCCGCAGGACGTTGGAACACTGACGCAGGTGGAGATTACTTTGCTATCGGCGTTGGTGGTGCTGTAACTGGTAAAGGCGCAGATGTATTGATCATTGATGACCCGCATTCTGAGCAGGAAGCCAGACAAAACAACCCCGCAGTGTTTGATGGTGTCTATGAGTGGTATACATCAGGCCCTCGCCAGCGTCTACAACCCGGTGGGGCCATCATTATTGTGATGACGCGCTGGTCTAAACGAGATCTGACCGGGCAGATCCTTAAAAACTCGGAAAAAGAGGGTGTAAACGACTGGGAAGTAATTGAATTTCCTGCGATTTTACCGTCAGGGACTCCTTTATGGCCCGGATTTTGGAAAAAAGAAGAGCTTGAGGCCATTAAAGCTGAAATTCCTGCCGCTAAATGGGAAGCGCAGTACCAACAAAACCCAACCGGCAATGAAAGCGCCATCATTAAGCGGGATATGTGGAGAATCTGGACTGAAGAGACGCCCCCACCCTGTGATTACTTGATACAAAGCTGGGACACAGCCTTTGAAAAGAACAACCGCGCAGATTATTCAGCTTGCACCACGTGGGGAGTCTTTCAGCATCCCGATGCGCAGGGTAATTTGAAGCCAAATATTATTGCTCTTGACTCGTTTAAACAGCGTATGGAGTTTCCAGAGCTAAAACAAAAAGCTATGGAGATGTGGAAGGAATGGAACCCAGACACATTGATTATTGAGAAGAAAGCGGCTGGCGCTCCGCTGATATATGAGCTTCGGATGATGGGAATCCCTTTACAGGAGTTCACACCAAGCAAAGGAAACGATAAGATAGCGCGTGTAAACGCGATATCAGACCTGTTTGCATCTGGCGTGGTCTGGTGTCCTGAAACCCGCTGGGCTGATGAGTTAATGGAAGAACTCGCAGCTTTTCCTTATGGCGACAACGATGACCTTGTTGACTCAACCAGTCAGGCGCTGATTCGATACCGGCAGGGCGGGTTTATTGGAATAGATTCAGATGAGCAAGAAGAGGTCAGGTATTTCAAAGGCCGCAGAACCGAACGATATTACACAGTTTAAGGATTAAAAATGGCAACAAGTTCAATAGATAAAGGTTTGTACGCAGCCCCTTTGGGTATGGAGCAAGAGAATGATGCTCCTATTGAAATTGAAATTGAAGACCCCGAGGCAGTTCATGTTGGCATCGGAGATCTTCAAATTGACATGATGCCTGAAGAAGAGACATCAGAAGATTTTGACGTAAACCTTGCGGAGTACATGGATGAGTCTGAAATCTCAAAATTAGCTTCAGACTTGATTGATGACTTTGAAAAGGACACCCGCGACCGCAGAGATTGGATTCAAACCTACGTCGAAGGCTTAAAGCTTCTGGGTCTGCGCTATGAAGAGCGTACAGAGCCTTGGCAAGGAGCCTGCGGTGTATTCCACCCAATGCTGACAGAGTCAGTTGTCAGGTTCCAGTCTGAAGGTATTACCGAGACATTTCCAGCTATGGGGCCAGTCAAGACAAAGATCATCGGCAAAGAGACGCCAGAAACAGAAGAAGCTGCCCAGCGCGTCCAAGAGGACATGAATTACCAGTTGACTGAGGTTATGACTGAGTACCGCCCAGAGCATGAAAAACTGCTGTGGTCTTTACCCATTACCGGCTCGGCATTCAAAAAAGTCTACTACGACCCATCAAAAGGCCGTCAGATGGCTGTGTTTATCCCCGCAGAGGATTTGGTTGTTCCTTATGGCGCAAGGGATATTGAGTCTTCTGAGCGTGTTACCCACGTCATGCGCAAGACCAAGAATGAAGTTTTAAAGCTTCAGGAGTCGGGTTTTTACTTAGATGTTGATCTTGGCGACCCCGGCTTTGAGCTTGATGATATTGAGAAGCAGAAGTCAGAAGAAAACGGCATGTCTGCTATTCAAGATGATCGCTATCGCATCCTTGAAATGCACGTAGACATTGACCTTAAAGGTTTTGAACACAAAAACGACAAAGGCGAGAAGACGGGCATTGCCCTGCCTTACGTCATTACGGTTGAGAAAAGCACCGCAGAAATTCTTTCAATAAGGAGAAACTGGTATGACGGAGATGAGCTTCATATCAAGCGACAGCACTTTGTCCATTACCAATACATCCCCGGTGATGGATTTTACGGTTATGGTCTTATCCACCTTATCGGGGGATATGCAAAATCGGCTACGATGCTCATCCGGCAATTGGTTGACGCAGGAACGCTTAGCAACTTGCCGGGCGGCCTCAAGTCCCGTGGTCTACGTATCAAGGGCGATGACACTCCCATTCAGCCGGGAGAATTCCGAGATGTAGATGTGCCAAGCGGCTCCATCCGCGACAACATCCTGCCTTTGCCCTACAAAGAACCAAGTCAGGTTCTGTTTGCCTTATTCCAAAACATCGTAGAAGAAGGCCGCTCTTTTGCCAACGGTGGAGATATGAATGTCTCCGACATGTCTGCGCAGGCTCCTGTAGGCACAACACTGGCAATTCTGGAAAGAACCCTGAAGGTCATGGGCGCAGTCCAGTCCCGTATGCACTTCTCAATGAAGCAAGAGTTCAAGCTCTTGAAGGTGATTATTGCTGATTACGCGCCAGAAGATTATGAGTACGAGCCAGAAGAAGGTAGCCGTGCCGCCCGTAAATCTGATTACGACAGCACTGACGTTATCCCCGTCAGCGATCCCAACGCTTCAACAATGGCGCAGAAGATTGTCCAGTATCAGGCAGTGCTTCAATTGGCACAAGGCGCACCCCAGTTGTATGACATGCCTTTATTGCACCGTCAAATGATTGAGGTTCTTGGCATCAAAAACGCCAATAAACTGGTCAAGACAGAAGATGATCAGGTTCCTACCGACCCGGTTCAGGAAAACCAAAACATCTTGACCGGGAAGGGTGTAAAGGCATTCTTGAACCAGAACCACGAAGCACACATTCAGGTTCATATGATGGCAATGCAAGACCCCAAAATTGCCCAAATCATTGCACAAAATCCACAAGCGCAGATGCTACAAGCCGCAATGCTTGCGCATATCAATGAACACACTGGATTCCAGTACCGCCTTGAGATTGAAAAGCGCATGGGTATAGCACTGCCAAGCGAAGATCAAACCAAGCAAGTGCCACCAGAAATGGCTGATCACATTGCCATCATGGCAGCAGAAGCAGCCAAACAACTGTTCCAGCAACACAGCCAAGAAGCCCAGCAGCAACAAGCTCAGCAACAAATGCAAGATCCTATTGTTCAAATGCAAATGCAAGAACTTCAGATCAAGCAAGGAGAATTGCAGCTTAAGCAGCAAAAACAACAGATTGACGCAGCAGCAAAAGCTGACCAAATCCGGATTGAAGAGGCTCGTATTGCGGCGCAAAAAGAGATTGCAGCTATGCAAGTATCGGCAAAAGCCGCCGAGAGTAAAGATCGTTTAAACAAACAAATGGAAATAGATGGATCACGCTTGGGTGTGGACATTGCCAAACACCGAGCACAAATGTCGGTGCAAGCCGCGCAAAGAAATGCGCAACAACTTCCTAACAAACCAACGAAAGGTTAAGTATGGATGCAACTCGTGTCTTACAACACGTGCGAAAAGAGCTAGAAAACATCCGCCATGAGCAAGTGGAGTTTTTAGCCAGTGGAAGAGTAACTGATTTTGCCGAGTATCGGCACGTCTGCGGGGTGATTCGAGGTCTTGGTCACGCAGATGGTTTTATATCCGACCTTGCGAAAAAAATGGAGTATTCCGATGACTGAATTTGATGTTGAGGCGGTTGATCTGTCTGGCATTTTGAACACATCTGCTGAACAAAAAGCCAAACAACTACCTGACCCCACGGGTTTTATGCTGCTTACCGTCGTACCAGAGGCAATGGAAGAGTATGCAGACAGCGACATTGGGATTGTTAAGTCCACCCAAGCAATCTGGAAAGAAGAGATTCTGACCCCTGTGCTTTTTGTTGTAAAGCTTGGCCCAGAAGCTTACAAGGACGCAACTAGGTTCCCATCAGGAGCGCGTTGCAAGGTTGGTGACTTTGTCATCGTCCGCCCCAATTCAGGAACCCGCCTGAAGATTCATGGTCGTGAATTCCGGCTCATCAACGATGACTCGGTTGAAGCGGTTGTGCAAGATCCCCGTGGCATTACACGAGCAGCATAAGGAGTAATACATGGCAACACAAATCGAAAACGATACATATGAGTTTCCTGATGAGAAGGAAGCAAAAGCCTCGGAAGAAAAGTTTGAGGTAGAAATTGAGGACGACACGCCTGCGGCTGACCGAGGCCGGAAAAGCGCCCCTATAAACGAGCCGGAAGACGAAGAGCTTTCGCAGTACAGCAAGGATGTACAAGAGCGCGTCGGAAAACTCAAGCGCGGCTACCATGACGAACGCAGAGCCAAAGAAAAGGCTGAACGTGAGCGTCTGGCAGCAGAAGAGTTTGCGGCACAGGTGTATGAGGAAAACAAGCGTTTAAAAGGACAACTCAAGTCCGGCAGTGAAGTTTTCATTGAGCAAAACAAGTCTACAGCCCAGATGTCTCTGGACGCAGCCAAGAAACGCTACAAAGAAGCCTATGAATCTGGCGACTCTGATGGCGTAGCTGAGGCTCAAATGGAGATCACCAAGGCGACGCTCAGGATCGACAGGGCAGAACAAATGCGCCCAATTGACGAGCCCGAAACTCTTAGACCAGCACCTCAGCAGCCTGCTCAAACAATGTCGCCAAGAACCCAGCGATGGGTTGATGCTAATTCTTCGTGGTTTGGTGCAGACGAAGAAATGACAATGGCGGCTATGGGCCTTGACAGGAAACTGAAAAAGGAATATGGTGACGACTATGCAGGTACTGAAGAGTACTTTCAAACCATCGATAAAACGATGCGCAAAAGATTTCCTGAGAACTTCAATTCTCAGCGCCGTGAGGATGATGACACCTCTAATACGTCATCAGAACCGGATGAGGAAACCCCTCGCCGCGCCAAACCAGCTTCTGTTGTAGCTCCCGCTACACGTAGCACCCCTCCAAATCGCGTAAAACTAACAGCATCTCAGGCCACCATTGCGCGTCGGCTTAATGTGCCTATGGAAGAGTATGCGAAAGCGGTAGCAAATTTAAGAAGGAATGCTTAACATGGATCAAGTACAAGTGTCTGACAAGACAAATCGTAAGCCCCGTGACCTTGAGGCTCGTCAAGAAATGCAACGACCAACGTCGTGGCGTTTACCTGATGCCCTACCTTCTCCTGATGATCGGCCCGATTGGTCGCATCGCTGGGTAAGAACAAGCACACTGGGAACAAGTGATCCATCAAACATTTCATCTAAATTTAGAGAAGGGTACGAGCCCTGCAAAGCAGATGAGTATCCGGAGCTAATGATGCATGCCTCCCATGAGGGGCGCTTCAAAGGCAACATCGAAGTTGGTGGGTTGATTCTTTGCCGGATTCCTGCTGAGTTTATGGATCAAAGGGAGGCCCATTTCTCCCGCCAGAACAAAGCGCAGATGGATTCAGTAGATAACACCTACATGAAAGACAACGATCCACGGATGTCAAAATTCGCGGAACGCTCGTCAAAAGTAACATTTGGTACAGGTTCTTAACTTTTTAAAAGGAGTCTTAAATGGCTTATCCCGTCGTATCAGCTCCATACGGGCTGTTGGCGCAAAACCTAATCGGTGGTCAAGTATTTGCGGGTTCTACCCGTATGTACCCCATCCAGTACGGTTATGCAACTGACATCTTTTATGGTGACTTTGTTGTTTTATCCCGTGGTCGCCTCCAAAGGGCTTCCGTTTCTACCGGCAGTGGCTTAAACCAGACCACTGGTATTTTCTTAGGTTGCACATATACCAACCCCACAACTAAGCAAAAGTTGTTCTCTCAATATTGGCCCGCAAGCACCGCTGCCGGTGACTGTCAAGCCTATGTGTTGGACGATCCCGATGCTGTGTTTAAAGCTGTTGTGTGTTCTTCTGGAACTACCATTGCTTCTGGCGCTATGGCAATGATTGGCACTAACCTGTCAGCCATCAACAATACTGGTAGCACAGCTACTGGTAACTCCGCCAACGCCGTTCTGGCTCCTTCTGCTACTCCTGTTACCACCACCCTGCCTTTGCGCATGATTGGTCTGGTTCAAGAGACCGCAGTTTCGCTAGGTACTGCAACTTATAGCAGCATTTCTACTGCTACTGTGACCTGTTCGGCTCTGCCGTTCGCGTTGCCGGTTGGTACTGATGTTGGTTCGATTGCTGCAAATGGTCAATTTGTTGCCAGTAATTCTTTTGTAGCTACTGCCGCTTCCGCTGGTGCAACATCGTTTGTACTAGACCAAGCTCCTGTTGCTACATTGAATTCGACCATCGTGTTCACCCAGTATCCTGAAATCTTGGTTAAGTTGAATCAAGGTCTGCACGGCTACTATTCTGCCACTGGCGCATAAGGAGTAACATAAAATGGCTATTTCACGTGCACAACTACTTAAAGAACTCTTACCCGGACTGAACGCATTGTTTGGCATGGAGTACGCTCGTTATGGTGAAGAACATAAAGAGATGTACGAAACCGAAACTTCTGAGCGTTCTTTTGAAGAAGAGACCAAACTGTCTGGCTTCTCAGCCGCACCTGTCAAAAACGAGGGTTCTGCCATCGCTTATGACAATGCTCAAGAGGCATGGACTACCCGCTACAACCACGAAACCATTGCTTTGGGTTTCTCAATCACTGAAGAAGCGATTGAAGATAACTTGTACGACAGCTTGTCTGCTCGTTACACCAAAGGTTTGGCTCGTGCAATGGCGTATACCAAGCAGGTAAAAGCTGCTGCTACCATCAACAACGGCTTCTCTGCCGCTTATCCCGGTGGCGACGGCGTTGCTTTGTTTAGCACTGCTCACCCCTTGGTTTCTGGTGGAACCAACTCCAACCGTCCCTCCACTGCTGCTGACTTGAATGAAACTTCGTTGGAAAACGCAGTCATTCAGATCGCCGCTTGGACAGACGAGCGTGGTTTGTTGATCGCCGCTAAGCCCAAGAAGCTGATTGTTCCTCCTGCATTGCAGTTCGTGGCTACCCGCCTGTTGGAAACCAACCTCCGTGTTGGCACAACCGACAACGATATCAATGCGCTGAAGAACAATGGCTCTATCCCTGAAGGCTATACCATTAATCATTACCTGACCGACACAAACGGCTGGTATTTGACTACTGACGTGCCTAACGGCCTGAAGCATTTTGTTCGTTCACCCCTTGCTAATAGTATGGACGGTGACTTTGATACCGGCAACGTCCGTTACAAAGCCCGCGAGCGTTACAGCTTTGGCTGGTCTGATCCATTGGGAATCTTTGGTTCACCCGGTTCGTCCTAATCAGGCGATAAGAAAAGGGAGCTTCGGCTCCCTTTTTTATTGTTTAAACTCTTGTATAGAGCGTTTAAATGATGTATATTGGAACCACCCCGAGAATCATCGGCGTATCAAACAGGCTCGGCTGACCTCATGCAGATTGATACGCTACAACGCATGGAGAATTAAACATGGGATTCGCAACTCACCTTGGCCCTTGGTTGTTGGGCACTGTTAAAAACACCACTGGTACTACCGCTGGCACTATCCGTAATATGGGCGCTACACAGGTTAGCCAAACGGGTACAACCACTGTTAGCGATACAACCGCAACCACCCTCTTCGTTTTGCCTGCTGGCGCGATGATTAACAGCTTCATTGTTAACATTACAACTGCTTATGCAGGTACAACCGGCAACACAATCACTGTCAAAATTGGATCTACGACTCTGGGTACTGTTGGTGGCGCTACCACCACGCCTTTATCTGTAGGCCGTGCGACATTCACCATCACTGATGCCAGCATCGCTACTTACCAGAACGTGGGTGCAACTGATGCCATCGTTACCGTGACTTACGCTTGTGCTGGAACAGCCAGTGGCGGCGCAGCAAGCATCTCTTGCTTGTACACAGTACGTGATACTGACGGCTCTGCCAATCCAAGCCAAGTCTAATTAATCAAGGGGGCTTCGGCCCCCTAATAACAGGAGATTAATTATGGCAATGCAGACAGACGTTAAATCCGCTCATTTGAGTGCGGCAGGTTCTTACTACGCTGGGCGAACGCGTCTTAAAGGGTTTGTTGTTAGCCCTAAAGCAAGCACCGCCGCAACATTTGAAATTAGAGATGGGGGTTCTTCAGCCGCCGTTCTCTACACAATGGATATTGCAAGCCTTGGAACACCAAATACTTTTTATATTTTGATTCCCGCTGAGGGTATATTAGCTTCTACAGGGCTGTACCTTACGCTTAGCGTTGGCTCTGTTACGGGTATTACGGTGTTCTATGGCTAAGAAAAAGGCCCCCTCTCTAGCTGTTGGTCGCGGTGAGAAGTTACCTGCTTCCAAGGGAGCGGGCTTGACTGCCAAAGGTCGTGCCAAGTACAACGCAGCAACAGGAAGCAATTTGAAGGCTCCACAGCCCGAAGGTGGCCCACGCAAGAAGTCATTTTGCGCCCGTATGTCTGGTATGCCCGGCCCAATGAAAGATGAAAAAGGTAAGCCCACCCGCAAGGCGGCTTCTTTGGCAAGATGGAAGTGCTGATATGGACATCAACACAATTTGGTCTGCCGGACTTTCAGTGCTGCTTGGAGGTTTGTGGTTTTTCATTCGTGAAAAGTTTGAAGATGTCAAACGAGTTGAGCGTTTGCTCAACATAACCCGAGAGGAGATTGCCCGTGATACAGCTACTAAAGCAGAAGTTGCAAGACTTACTGACCACATTGACCAACGTTTCAACAAGCTTGAGGCAAAAATTGACCAACTTATCCAAGCCAAAGGTTGATGATGCCAGCAACAAGCCTTAAACAAAAAAAATTCATGGATGCTGTGGCGCATAACCCAGCGTTTGCTAAGCAGACTGGAGTTCCTCAGTCTGTTGGCAAGGACTTCAGTGAGGCCAGTAAAGGTATGAAGTTTGGCTCCAAAACCCGCGCAGATTCTCAGTCAATCAACAGTCCTAAAACCAATCAAGGTAAACAGGAACTTTTTAAGAAAGGCGGAAACGCTATGGCAACAAAAATGAACCCCGGCTTTATGGCAATGATGGCTAAGAAAAAAGTTGGAACTGGCAAAATGGCTGCTTTTGAAAAGTCCGGCAAGGATGTTGAGAAGAAGGGCATGAAAGAAGGCTCTAAAGCTGACATGGCTATGGACAAAAAGCAAATGATGATGAAAAAAGGTGGGGCAACTAAGAAGATGGCTTCTGGCGGCTCAGCATCAAGTCGTGCCGATGGTGTTGCTATTAAGGGCAAGACCAAGGGCAAAATGCTTGCCAAAGGCGGCAAGGCGTATTGTTAAGGAGCAATCATGGCAAAACTTAAAGACTTGGCAGGGTTGGCGGCGCTTGGCGCTTTGGGATATCAACTTTCTCAAAAAAACCAAAGAATGGGTTCTGGTCAAGATGACAATGACGCATTGGCTAACGCCAACAGAATCAGCAAGATGTCTGCCGACAGCGATACATTGGCTCGTGTAAACAGCAATATGTCGCCCGGGCAAAACGCAGTCAATGATACGAACGCTGGCGTTTTAAACGCGATTAGCAAGCCAAAAATGGCTGATGATACTAGCGCAGACAATACAACCGCAAATGCATACAAGAGCGGAGTAATGGGCGGCTCTAGACAGCCGACTGCCGCAAAGGCCAGACCTCGCGGCATGACTGGCGCTCAAAACGATACGTTGGCAAAAGTTAACAAGGCGGCAACCGATGCTCGTAATCCTGATTACGGTAATGAAGGTAACCGAATAGTACAGCCAAAGCTCGGCCCCGGTTCAGTAATTCCTGTTGGGGCTAGGTTTGTCCCCGGGTTTGGAATGGTTGATGCCGACGGGAATATTATCCCCGGCCAAAGAAATACAGCCATGCAAACTGAATCAATGCGCAATCCGCGCACAGGCCGTGAAATGACCACCTTTAAAAGGGGTGGCGCAGTCAAGAAAATGGCTTCAGGCGGCATGACATCATCTGCATCTAAACGTGCTGATGGCATTGCCACTAAAGGCAAAACACGCGGCAAAATTTGCTAAGGAAAATCATGAAAAAACGTTATGACGATGGCGGATACATCCCTAAATCAATTTTCAACCAAGAAGGCACAGACATAGCTGATGTTGGCGATGCAACTACCGCAACTTCAGCATCAGAAGAAGAGCCTAAAGCCAAGAAAAAGCCTAAAGCAACCCGCGCCGCTCGCCCTGCATCTGTAGAAACCCGCAAGGATGACTACGGCAACGAAGGACGTAGCGCGGCAAAACCTCGTTCAAAGCTTGACCCCTATGGCGTGATTGAAGGCGCGGCTGACAAGGTTAAAGGCGCAGCAAGCAGCATTGGCGACACTTTATCTAGCCCCTTCCGCGCAATCCGTGAAGCTGGTAACCGTGGCAATCCTGACGCTCCTAAAAAAATGGCTAAGGGCGGCTCTGCCTCTAGTCGCGCAGATGGCATTGCCCAACGTGGCAAGACCAAAGGCACGATGGTAATGTGCGGCGGCGGGATGTCTAAACGATGATGTCTTCTCGTGGCATGGGGGCCATAAACCCGTCAAAAATGCCCAGTAAGAAGGAGATCACCCGCACGGATGATCCGAATAAAGTCGCCATGTACAAACGTGGCGGAAAGGTTAAGAAATACAGCGGCGAAGACGGCAGCGAAGTTAAAGAAGAACCTTTAAATTTTAATCTTCAATCCGCAAAAGATGATGGTTTAAACGTTAAGCCAACTCATGCTATCGTAGACAAAAATTACAAACGTATAGGTGCTAACATTTCAGGCGACATTCCTTTGGATGACAAGTCCAAGTTAAATGTTAATGCTGATATTGCCGCAATCAGAGCGCAAGGACAAGGAACAAAAGCTGCTTTAGATCGTGTTAAAGCTGAATACATAAAGAATTTAGACAAGGACACAACCTTTGGCGCTTCGGTAAGCAAATCACCTTCGGAGAAAAGGTACATGGTTGCCTTGAATAAATCTTTTAAAAAGGGCGGTTCAGCAAAACAAGCTGCCACCGCCATAGCAATGAAGGCGGCTGGAAAGAAACCAAAGAAAATGGCTGCTGGCGGCGAGTTAAAAGAAGTGCCGGAAGATAACACTGGACTTTCTAAACTTCCCACAGAAGTGCGCAACAAGATGGGCTATATGAAAGAAGGCGGCGGAGTCAATGCTGCTGGCAATTACACCAAGCCTGAACTACGCAAACGGATTGTGTCTCAGGTCAAAGCAGCGGCAACGCAGGGAACTGGGGCGGGTCAATGGTCAGCCCGCAAAGCTCAGTTGGTAGCCAAGAAATACAAAGCTGCTGGCGGAGGATATAGAGATTGAAAGCGCCGCAGCAATCCCTTAAGAACTGGGGCGACCAGAAATGGCGCACTAAGTCGGGGGAGCCTTCGTCAAAAACAGGTGAGAGGTATCTCCCTGAAGCGGCTATCAAGTCTTTATCATCTGCTGAATACGCTGCAACAACCAAAGCCAAACGTAAAGGTAAGGCAGCAGGGAAACAGTTTGTTGCTCAACCCAAAGGCATAGCAAAGAAAACAGCAGGATTTAGATAATGGCAAACACTTCCGGCGCAACCAGCTTTAACCTAGACCTCACCGAATTGGTAGAGGAGGCGTTTGAACGCGCTGGTGGTGAGCTTCGCACCGGATATGACTTGCGTACAGCAAGACGCAGTTTAAATATCATGTTTGCTGATTGGGCAAACCGTGGCATCAACTTGTGGACGATTGAGACTGGCACGATTGACTTTGTGCAGGGTCAAAACACCTACGCCTTGCCGGACGACACCATTGATTTGTTGGAACACGTTATACGTACAGGCGCGAACGTAGCTGCAACTCAGGCTGACTTGAGTATCACCAGAATTAGCGTTTCTACCTACGCTACGATCCCAAACAAGATTCAACAAGCCAGACCTATTCAAGTTTGGATTCAACGCTACAATGGACAAACTTCGCCGACAGGGATAACCCTAAATGGCGCAATTACAGCCATTTCCACTGAAATCGTGTTGAACACTGCGGTTGGCTTACCAGCCGCCGGGTTTGTAAAGATTGACAATGAAATAATTAACTACAGCTATATCTCGGGGAATACCCTATATAACTGTTTCCGTGGTCAGCAAAACACAACTGCCGCAAGCCACACAAGTACGACTGCTGTCTATTGGCAACAAGTCCCCGCGATCACCGTTTGGCCCACTCCAGACAATGCACAGCAATACCAGTTTGTGTATTGGCGCTTGCGACGTACCCAAGATGCAGATGGCGGTGTCAATATTATGGATGTGCCCTTTAGGTTTTTACCCTGTATGGCGGCTGGCCTGTCGTATTACATCGCCGCAAAGATTCCAACAGGCGCAGAGCGCATCCCATTCCTTAAGTCTCAGTATGACGAGGCGTGGGAGCTTGCAGCCTATGAAGATCATGAGAAAGCAGCTTTGAGACTTGTACCCCGTCAAACCTACATTGGGAGATAGATGTGGGCAATCGGTTTGCTAGTGGCAAATTTGCAATTGCTGAGTGTGATCGGTGTGCGCAGCGGTTTAAACTGAAAGTTTTGAAGACCGAAATCATTAAGACAAAGCAATACAACTTGCTGGTTTGTCCTGCGTGTTGGGATCCAGATCATCCTCAATTGCAGTTGGGAATGTGGCCTGTTGATGATCCACAGGCTTTGAGGAACCCTAGACCTGACCGCAGTTATGTTCTGTCTGGGCCAAATGGGTTGCAGCTTAGCCCAACTGGAACTGGGATAAATGGATCAGGGACAGTTGAAGGTGGTAGTCGAATCTTCCAATGGGGTTGGTATCCTGTTGGCGGATCACAAGCAAATGATGCGGGGTTAACACCAAATAACTTGGTGTTAGCCGTGGAACTTGGTACAGTTACGGTAACAACGACTTAAGGAGTCAACATGGCAAAAATGGAATCAGACGCGATGGATAAAAAGCAAGATGTTGCTTTGATCAAGAAAGCGTTTAAACAACATGATATGCAAGAACACAAAGGCGGCAAAGGCACATCTTTGAAATTGAAAAAAGGTGGTGTTTCTAAAATGCACAAAGGCGGCAAAACCAATGATGACATGATGAGCATGGGTCGCGGTATGGCTAAAGTAGCTAATCAAAAAACCGGCATGAAAGGTTAATCATGGCTAAATTTAGCGATAAGCGAATGGGTAAAGAAGTCGGTAATGCCGCCGTTTATGCTGCGCCACACAATATGTCTGGTAAAGCTGTTGGCATTGAACCCAACCCCGGAAAGCTGCCAAACCGCAGCGAGTCCAAAACAGTCAATATGAGCATCGGCAATATCAGCAAGTCTGCTGGTAATGAACCTATCAAAACAGATGGTATCAAAATGCGTGGCACTGGCGCGGCTACCAAAGGTCTGATGGCACGAGGCCCGATGGCATGAACTACACGACGTTGTATAACACGATTCAGTCATACACGGAGAATCAGTTCCCCGATGTATATCTTGCAAGTGGGAGTACCGTATCTGCAACTACGCAGATCAATACTTTCATTACGCAGGCTGAACAACGTATATACAACTCGGTTCAGTTTCCATCTCTTCGCCGCAACGTCACTGGCTTCACATCCACAAACAACAAGTACCTAGCCTGCCCATCGGATTTCTTGGCTACGTATTCAATGGCAGTTGTTGCCGCAGATGGTAGCTATGAGTATTTGTTGAACAAGGATGTGAATTTTATCCGTCAGGCTTATCCCAAGCCAACAGACACAGCCATCCCTAAGTACTACGCTTTGTTTGGCCCATCTTACTCAAGCAGCAACGAGTTAAGTTTTATTCTTGGCCCAACACCCGATGCACTTTATACAATGGAGTTGCATTACTTCTTTTACCCAGAGTCAATCACTACTGTAGCTGGTGGGCAGACATGGCTTGGCGATAACTTTGATACTGTTTTGTTGTACGGTTCTTTGGTAGAAGCCTACACCTTCATGAAGGGTGAACAAGACATCATCGCTGGCTACGACATGAAGTACAAAGAAGCCCTTGCACTGGCTCAGCGTCTTGGCGATGGTCTGGAGCGTAGCGACGCATACCGCAGTGGTCAGTACCGTCAAGCGCCTTTGCCGCAGAATAACGGGGTGCGTTAATGGCGTTTACCGGAAACTTTTCTTGCAACACGCTGCGTAGTGGCTTGGCTAATGCGTCAATCAACTTAACGACTGATACATTTTATCTTGCTCTATACACAAACGCAGCTACGCTTGATGAAACTACAACTGCGTACACCTCTATAGGCGAGGCTACGGGCGGAAATTATGTTGCTGGTGGACAAGTTGTAGCCGCCACAGTTTCTTCTCAGGTTACAGATGCTGGCAGCGTTGTCTATGTGTCTTTTGCATCCCCGGCGTGGACTGGGGCAATCACTGCTCGTGGGGCTTTAATTTATAAAGCTGGAGCAAATGGCGCTATTTGTGTTTTGGACTTTGGTAACGACAAAACATCTACCAACACTTTCACCGTGACGATGCCTGCTAATACCAGCACATCTGCACTTATTCGACTTGTTTAAGGAGTAACCATGTTCAACGATAAAATTAAATCACAAGACGTAGCTGCAAGTAGCTTGATTGCCGGTGGCTCCGCTGCTGAGAGCGCAAGCGCAACAGGCGTTTATAAAGTCCAGTGCCATGACGCACAGGGCAATCTGAAGTGGGAAGCTGATGCCCCCAATCTGGTGGTCAACGTCGGTCTGCAAGACATGAACTCCAAGTACTTCACAGGTAGCGCATACACGGCTGCTTGGTATTTGGGCTTGTATGGTGCTGCTGCATCCAACAACCCTGCGGCTGGTGACACCATGTCTTCTCACGCTGGTTGGACTGAGGTAGTTGCATACAGCCAATCCACTCGCCCCGCTTGCACGTTTGGCGTTCCTACTACAGCCAACCCTTCGGTGGCTACAAACTCAGCCTCACCTGCAACATTCAGCATCAACGCAACGACCACAGTTGGCGGCGCTTTCTTGACCAGCAACAGTACCAAGAGTGGTACAACAGGTACGTTGTATTCAGCAGCAGACTTTAGCTCCCCCGGTGATCGCGCAGTTGTTTCAGGCGACACATTGTCCGTAACTTACACACTCAGCTTGGCAGGTTAATCATGGCAACAACATTTAAAAAAGGCGATGTCGTTAAGGCTGTCGCAGTAATCCCTCAAGGCCCTGTTGCTGCTTTACGTATGGATGAGGACGGAAACGTCACTTATCTTGTTGAGTGGACTGATGTGGATGGTAATGTGCAGCAGCGCTGGTTTGAAGAGTCACAACTGACAGGAGCATGATAAATGGCCTTAGTCCTCGCAGACAGAGTCCGTGAAACCACCACAACTACAGGCACGGGTTCTGTAACGCTTGTTGGTGCGTACACAGGATTCCAAACATTTTCCGCCGGTGTTGGTAACGCCAACAGCACTTACTACACGATTGCCAATATTTCCACAGGTGAGTGGGAGGTTGGTATTGGTACTTATACATCTGCGGGTAATACGTTATCTCGCACAACTGTTTTATCCTCTAGCAACGCGGGTTCGTTGGTCAGTTTTGGCGCTGGCTCAAAAGACGTATTTGTAACCCAACCTGCTGAACGGGCTGTGTATGTAAACTCGGCAAATACACAAGTATCAGTACCACAATTGGCTGCTACAAGTATTACCAATTCGGGCCTGACATCAGGTCGTGTGGTGTATTCCACCACTGGGGGTCTTGAGACTGACTCTGCCAACTTGACGTTTGATGGTACAAATTTGGGTATTGGTACAAGTTCGCCAGGAGATAAACTGCAAATTGGTAGTGGAAATTCGTCTGTAAAGATTGGCGCAAACGGCGCAAACAACTTTCAAATTTACAACGGAGCATTAACGCAAGACG